TACTTGCGCCCGACACGATAAGAAAACTCTGCAGCGACATCCATTGGGGTCCACTCATGCTCTGGTCGTCTTCCCCTAGTCTTAGGATCGGATCTTCTGATCTTAGGGCCTGGAACATCTTTCGGTTCGACGAGACCAAAGCCTGCCAGATTATCTCCATCATCTTGATATTGTCTCATAGGTACTCGTATCTCTTTCATTAGAATCCCTTTGGATTCAGAATCTTTTAATTTATTACTATCTTTACTATTAGGTACTAATGACTTATTAGTCATACTGCTATGTGACTTATAGTCATGTGAGGTGCGGTAATTTTCAGTGCGGTAATCTACTGCATCTCTTTCTGTAGTGCGGTAATTTTCCACCACTTCATACCAGTCCATACCTTTAAAACCATTAGCCCTCTTACTGGCAGTTCTAATAATTAGCCCATGCTTCTCCAAGGCTTTGAGAGCACTTCTAACGGTTCGGTCTGAGGTTTTGTTAGTCTGTCTACACAACTCCTCTACCGAGGTCTTAAAACGGCCTTTGGAGCCTGATAAATGACAGATTACAGCAAGCAGTCGGAACTGATAATCGGTAAGGGGGACTGAATAAGCCTCTAAAGGGATTTTCAAGGGTTGTCGTCCTTAAAGGGGGATATGTCTTTGCCCCCATCTCCTTCTTCAATGCGCTTGGCTACCTCAACGGCTAGCACATCAAGCACCGTGGTCATTATGTAGTCGGCCATGTGTTCCACAAAGACACCCATGCTATCCATCATTGCGTTATACAGTTCGTCAGTCCCTACCTCTGAGTAGTCGACCTCGATCTTATCTAATCCCTCTGAGATGTCCCAGACCTCTATACCAAAATCTTCAACAGCGCCAAGTATTAGATGAGCCTGTGTCGAGTTGTCCCACGCTATTCCAATTACATCATTAGGAGTTATCTGGCGAATAATTTCTTTTACTGGGTTATCGGTAATAACTATGTCATCTGCAGCAATGAGTAGATGATCTATTTCAAAAGCATTTACTATAAAGCAAGTTATTTTTATAGAGTGCTTCTTACATACCTCTATAACACTCTCAGCAAAATGGTTTTCATTTCCCGTTACTGGAATAAATACCTTTAACTCATTAGTTGCGCCGTATTTATTAATGAGGGCCTCCATACCCTCATCAACACATACATCTTCAAAAGAGATAACTCCGATATTCATACGCCCCCTAAAGTTGTGATAAACGAGTAGGTGATTTAATTACTACTGGTTTGTTTAAGTACATTCCTATTGCTAGAGATACAAAGGTTGCTGCAGGAACTAAAACAAAGAAATCCATCTTTATATTTAATTGTGCCCAAAGCCCTAAGAAACTTAGGGGTAACGCAAAGTACTTGTTTAAGGTTGGCTTAGTAATAAAGCCAGAGATAAATAGATCTAGAAACTCAATTACGTAAGTAACTGCCATTCCTGTGAGTAGTACGGATATAACTATGTCTGTAGTCATAGCCCAAGATCCTACACCGTTAGAGTTGTGTACTCCACTCCATCGTAGGTGCGTAATCTCCAGAAGGCATTCTGAGGAACCCAGTCAATTAGGGTCTTGGCTAACCTAGGGACTTTCTTTGGCTTACTTGGATACAAGTGGCTAAATGAGGCGTCGTCAGTTCCTTCCCAAACCGCCCCAAAGTCTGAGGGCAATGAGCCATCAAAGTAATCTGTGGCTACCTGAGACTGCTCAAATTGAACTAGATCTAAGAAAATACTACCTGCCGTAGTTCCATAAAACGATACCTTAGCGTATGCCGCATCTGATGTAGAGTCAGTTAAACCCGTTAACGTAACATTTGCAAAAGAAGTAGTTACTGAAATTGCTTGAGTTATAGTCTCTACAACAACGTCAGACTCGTCATAAAATGTAATTTTTATATTTGCAGATAAAGCAGCCAATGCTTTGATGGATGCTGATGCAGTGTAATACTTTCCTGGAGTTACAGGTATTTCATAATCTGTAGTAATGCTCCAAGGATTTGTTACTACAAATTTACCGCTGTAATCTCCCGAATAACCATATGTTGGAACACTAGAATCTTGTGTAAAGGTTGCTCCACTTAATGCCCATGTAGTTGAGTTAACTTCAAAAGATGGGTTTTTAATATAATTTGTTTTTAAAGGACTTAAAAACACATCAATAGCACGTGCTTCATCATAGGTAACCGTATCTCCTTCTTGCATGCACACTTGATCAATGTAGTAGGTTCCTGCAGCACTGTAGTCGATTGAGATGCCAGCATAACTGGAGTCTTCGTCAGATGTTGCAACTTTACTTGCAGACTTCCAAGTATTATTAGCAGAAACTACAGTTGAACTTTTTGCTGCAGAAGTTGGTTGCCCGTTTTTATCATAGAAAGTAACTGATAAGGTAATGTTTCCAGCACTTGCTGGAGATTTTAATTTACAAGAAACCACGTACTCAGTATCTGGAAGTACTGGTATTCCTTGTGTAATAACGTTACCACCACCTACTACAGCAATTACAGAACCATTTAATGCCGAAGCGTTATAAGGAGTAGTTGTTACTGTTGTTACGTTAAACTGATTACTTGCTGGAACAGTAGTAATTGTATATGTTCCATTAAAATCTTCACTCAATCCAGACAGCGTAACGGTTTGTCCAACAGAGTAGCCGTGATTTGCTACAGCAACTTGGAGAACAGTTGTGCCGTTATCTCTTTGTAAACCTGTTACCGTTTTTGCTGTAGGATTTGCATAACCTAATGCCATGCTTCCCGCAGCAGATGCAACTATTTTACCAGTTCTAGTTGTATCTATTTGATTTGTATTTGAGTCAGGAACTTGTTCAGTACTTGAAGTTAACACTGCATTACTAACTATCCAATTACCAGTACCACCATAGAAAGTTGAGTCTTGAACTGTAAGTAGTAGGTTTTCAGAAACAGTTATCGTAGGTTCGAATCCAGTTAAAGATTCAGCATAAGTCTCTAATGCAAGTTGAGTTCCTTTACGAGCATATAAATAGTTTGCTTCTCGTATTAATCGTTTTCTGTTTTTAGTAGGCAATCCAGCCTCTGGCGTTAATCCCAAACTTGCTACCTCTAGGGGCAAGAGTTCTATAGGAGTCTCAATACCCGTATGTCTTGGTTTTAATAAATCCAGTAAAGTGTATAACTGTTCTTGTGAAAAGGTTAACCCTGACATAAAATTATATAAATATGAATCTGTGTCTACTGCTCCAAAGGAACCTTGTTCACTACTAGTAAATACTCTTGGAAGGCTATTCATAAAGGTTGTTTGTACATTGTGATTTGAAGGTACAATTGCAGTTATAGAACCCGCAACCTTCCAAACACTTTGGTCAGTAAATAAAAATACTCGATAGTAGGTTTGTCTACCAGAAATTAACGGAACATCTGATGGATTATCTTCTCCATCAATATATTCTGCACGAGACACAGTTCCTTCTGTAGCAAACTCATCAAAAATTATAATTCCATCTTCTGCAGTTTCTGGAAATCCAACCTGACTTCTTAGTAATCTTATTCGAGAAAACTCACCTCGAGGAGTTTGCCAACGTATTAAAACTTTTGTAAAATCTAAAACTAATACAGACATTGGTTCTACAGAAAAAGCAAGTTTAACAAACGCACCATACGAACTAGCGCCGTAATAATTTATACCATATCTAGCCACAGACTACTGCTCCTTAAGGACTTACTATATCGCCGTAAATAATCCAATTATCATTGGCTATCTTAATTAAAGTAGCAACTGCATACTGCCCGTCTAACTCAACTGTACCAGTTGCAACAGAGGAGTATAGGTCTGCTACATCTTCAGTAGTAACTGAAACTGTTCCAGTTCCATTTTGAATTAACACAACAGTTTGTCCAATAGTAAACTCATCGCTAGCATCATCTGGGATAGTTACAGTTATAGAACTGCTGCTTGAGAACACAAAGGTATCTGCCGCAACTGTTGTGTCTAAAGTTAAAGATGTTCCAGCCTGATTACTAATCGTTTTTTGTTGTGAGTTAGCAACCGCCACCGCAATACCTGCCCACTCAGACCCTGTCCATACCTTAGAGGTCTTGTAACTCATACAATTGCTCCCATCAAAATTAGTAATCCAGCGTCAGAAGATAAAATATCTTCATTATTTTCTAAAGCAGCGTCAGAGGTTGAGTCTACCCAGATGGTTCCAGCCGCATAATCTGAACCAGTTGGTTGAGTTGCTGCGTAAATAACTGGTACTAATTCTTTGCCTCGTGTTTGTATGGTTCCGTCTGGAAGAACCTTAGTTACAACTGCAGATGCTGAAGTTTGAAATTCAACTAGGTTTGCGGTTTGACTAGCCCTGGCTCTTACAACGAGACTCTTTACTCCAATAGCAGATGAAACAATTACTGAACCACCAACATTAGAAACGTATTCGTCATATACATCTTTTAATCCATATTCAATATTTGCAAGACGATCCTTCAAGGTATTCCAGTTAGTTGTTATAAAGTCAACTGAACCAACCCAACCTGAGCCTGTCTTAATAAGGGTTCCAAGATTTGTTTGTAAGGAGTTAACCTCTGCTTGAAGGCTATTTACGTGCTCGGCAAGAACGGTGTCGCTAAAGTCAACCTTTGTTGTAAAGGACTTTATCGATGCGGGATATGATGCAGTCACTTAATTTCCTCTCAGACCTAACGGTCTATTTTCTCTTGTTTGCCCCTTATTTACTGTCTTAACTATTAGTGGGTATGTCCTATAGCGGCTTTTCCTGTTATCTGTGACTCTAAGGTAGAGACCTTTCCTTCTAAAGTAGTTATCTTTCCTTCGGCTGTCGTCATTCTTGTCTCTAAACTTTTTACTTTATTGGCTAAAGCCATAAAGGTAGCGGTCAAATCTACCTCTGTAGTTCCATCAGAACTCTTAACAGTTATTACATGAGCAGATAATCCAGTTAAAGAAGTTTTATTTGCAAGAGGTTTAATAAATATCTTTTTATTTTTACCTTTATTTTTACCAAATGCTCCAAACCAAATAGGGTATTCAAGATTGCCTCCTTCAAAAGAAATCCAAACTCCCTGACCAACTGCAGGAGGTTCTGTTCGAATGCCAGCAGGTTCAGCAGGGTCTATCCATCCAGTAACTTGAGCCCCAATTAATTGGGGAATAGATACTTTTAAACGACTTTGTTTTTTGGGATCAGTATTGTTTTTTACAATACCCCTATATATTCCAGACAAGTTACTCATTAGATGGCGGCAATATTTAGATTTGCTTCTTGAAAACGCCAGATTTGTCCAGCAGTTCCTACCATAGTATTGGCTCCAGAACCAGCCGTTAAATGCAGAGCCGTAACATTTACAGTCTTTACACCAGGTGCTTGTAGCACCATAAACTCAACATCTCGTGGATAAATAGTTTCTGCAAAGGTTGCATTTACATAACCAAAACCAGTTAAGATAGCAATTTTAATATTCTCTTCTACCTCTGCAGTTGTGTATTGGTCTGTCTTTGTATAAGCAAGGGTACAAATTAAATCGGTATAAGTAGGAGGTTGAACGGTAACCGTTGTTCCTATTAATACCTTGTCAGTTAAAAATTCTTCTACGTCTTCTTGTATTCTTTCAAATTCAGCAGTTGGGTCACCGCTATCATCTAAACCAGGGGCAATGTCTGTATCAGTTGCAGACCTACTTGGTGCTATGTATAGTGTAACCGAAGTCCAAACTGCAGCGGTTGCATTGGCTTTTCCAATGCCACTAACAGATAGTGCAAGATCTGAAAAATCTTTTAATGTAACCGCTCTATTACCAGAACGTAAGGCTGCTGGTGCTGAAGCACGAATTTGATCGTTAGTCTCAGGATCAGAACCACCTAAAGCGGCGGTTTCATTTGTTACCGTTACCGCACCCTGTACTGCAGTTGTTTCTCCTTCTGATAAACCAGGAATAAATTCAATAGTATCTAAAACTGCTGATTCAATATTTCCTATAGAACCGCCTCCAACAGTATATAGCGCTCTGATTTCAGAATAGTTTGTTGGTATTACACCTGACACACCGTCCCCAAAATTTATATAAACAAGATTATTATCATCAATAAATAATGAATAAACTAAATCATTTGTTGAATAATCAATAATGTGTTCAACTTGTGTCCACTTAGAAAACAGGTCACCATCTTGAACGTAAACCTCTACAGAACCATCGACTACAGGAGATTCTCCAAGAACAAATCTCATTGCTGGAGTTCCAGTAGATGTTCCAACTAACTCTCCATATGTAGTGGTCTCATCTGCAATTAAAGTAACTGACCTTCCTTCAGAGGCACTCACGGTATATTCTCCAGGAGTTTCTCCAACAAGTGCGTCAATTACAGCATCAGCAACGGTTGTAAAATAAACAGTTTCAACGGTGTCATCAATAATTACTTGACCACTTACAACAGTTCCAGCAGGTATGGTTACCTCTTCTTCAGATGAATTAGTAAAAGTAATTCCTACCGTGGCATTTCTATAACCTGCAGGAGTATATCCATAGGTTAAAGCGATGTTTAATAAACTTTCTCTTTGAGTTGCGGTTCTAATAAAAGATTCATTAGCAACTCGATCAATGTAATACGAGACTAAGTCACCCATGTATGCAAAGGCTTCAACTAAAGCAACGCCAAAGTCTGCTGGATCAGAAGCATTCCACTCAGGAATACGGTCTTGTATTCTTGCAATTAACTCATCTCGAAGAGAGTAATAATCTCTTCCTGTGTAATCGATTGAGATAGGTATATTTGATGGTGGTGCAACGGTCATAGTAACTCCTCATAGATTGGATTAGCACCTTGAGAAAATACCAACCCAATGAGAGTGCTAACAACCTCATCGTTTGGTAAACCATAAACAACCTCAACAGTTAAAGTTCCTGTATAGGTATCGCTTGTTACGTCTGTTTGTTGAAGAGTTAATAGATCTAGTTGTTCAGCAAAAGATTGTTCAACCGCTGCTTTAATCTCACTAGTTGCTACAGTTTCTGAATTAAACAAAGAGTACGGAATTGTTGTCCCAAAACTTGGACGCATTACTCTTTCTCGTAAAGTTGTTCCTAAAACAGACTTGACCCTATCGGACCAAATTTTAGATTGAGATTGAGTTGAAGCAACCTTCCCGTAAGAATCTATGGAAAATGGAAGCGCAATTGCTTTTTGAGCCATTAGTCACCTCTCCATTTTCTAGGGGTTGTTCTGTATCCTGACGACCCTTGTGAAACTAAAACCGTACTAGAGTTTAACCTAGTATTAGTTGGTTTATTTTTTAAGTTTCCTATAATATCATTTTGTATATTTCTATAAGGAACAGAACCAGCAGATGAAGGCCTAAAAGCACTAGGCTTGTTACTACCTACGCCATCTGTCCTACACTCAAAATCTACCTCATAACCTCCAGAAACAAAAAGATAATGTGTTGCTTTCTTTATGACCCAAAAACCATCTCCACCACCCTGTGTTCCACTAATCTCAACAGTTCTCCAAGGAGCAATCCGTGGATCTCCTTGGGCCTTGCCTTTTCCTGGTATAGATAACCTTCCTAATTGAGAGGCTGCTTCTGATAAAGACCTAGCCATAGCATTGCTATTTACCACTATATTTGTTTTATTTTTAGAAAACAGTGGGTCCTTAGTGCTTGCTCGTACTGACTTTCCTAATTTATTTGGTGAAGTTTTAGAAGAGTACACTTTACCAGTTACTGGGTCTACACCACGCACCGTATTTTCACTTCTGCTGTACTCCCCAGAAAGTTCAGGATAGTCTCCTACACGGGCTTCAAACTCATCTAAGGTGGGTGCTGCAAATTTATTAATTGGAGAAACAAAAGAATTGTCGGAATATAACACAGGTATTGTTGTCATAAATTGATTAATCATTTTATCAATTGGATGAAAGTGTAGTTCTGTGCCCGAGACTTGAATTCCATAACCAATTGTTTCTGCAAGTTCATTTAATTTTTCCCAGTAAGATTTTCCAGACAAAGACTGTTGTGTAAAGATGGTTTTATGTGGAGTAATGTTTGGTTTTAGTTTTGCTTTTTTAGCAATTTCAAGCGCTATTTGAGGAGCCGTTTTGTTAATCCAAATTTTAAAATCAGTTTCTTTTAAAGGATAAGATGCACCCACACATTGAATTTTTGTTTCTTGATAATCTTGATACTTAATCGGTAACGATACGGTAGTGGCATAGCCTACAAAACTTCCAGAGACCTTATCGTTTCTCCAAGTAAACTGAATTGGAGTTCCAGTCTTTATTGCTTTAAGAATAAAAGGAGTTAATAGAGTATATGTTAATTCAAGAATATCGTGCTTACCCATCTCTTGATAAAGAACGACTTGATTAGGTTGAGCCTTAAGAGATGGAAAATCAGGATAAGAAATTTCGTAATAACTACTAAGTCTATGTTGAGTTCCTGGACTACGCATTTGGAATCCTTAGTTGAGTTCCTGGAGTAATTTCTTGAGGGTTTATAATCTCTGGATTAACATCTAAAATTCTCCACCACAAAGAAGGACTTCCTAAAAATTTTGTAGCAAGTAAATCTAAACGGTCGGTTTCAACCCACTCATATATAAAGTATCCTACGTAAGAAGTTGGATAATTTCTAAAAACCGTTAGATGGTATTCCCGTTTACCTGCATGCCAGGCCTTAAATAGAGTGCCATCAACATATCTGCTATCTAAAAAAATCATCGGTTATCCTCTGGTTTTAATCCAACGTCATTGTATCTTCCACAAGATAGAGATACCTGAGAAAGAACAGGAACCATTCTGTCGTTAAAAATAGTATGACTAACGTTTATTCCATTTAATCTAACCAAATATCTTAATCCATCTCCTAAGAATAATTCTATTTGAGATCCAATTAAGAATCCCCAGTCAGCACTCTTACCATTTAGAATGGTTTGATGTATTGCATTTGGTCCATTGATAACTCTAAATAAGTATTCAAGATCGTACATAGTTCCTTTTTTATAAATTGTTTTTAAATCTTCTTGTCTAACAAGGGTGTTAATTCCTGGATAAGGGTTTGCTGATCCCAATGCTAGACGACCTTCTTCATCTAAGAAATCCATATCTCCAATTCTGTTTAGTAATAAAGTAAAATCAATAGTAGATAATCCCACACCACTTATAGGAGCAAGACCTCCCGCAGCACCGCTTCGTATTACATTTGGATCTACACCCTCTAACATTCCCCAACCCATATTTACTTCAGTTGGGTTATACAAAAATTTAAAACCATACATTGTTGAATCTTCTTTATATATTCCAGTTTTAAATTTCCAAGCAGCACTGTTTGTAAGATTAAGGGGCATTTGTATAGTGCCTTTTGCAATAGATTCATCACCAAACATATTCCTAGCATCTGTGTAGTTTCCAGCCCCAGTAACACCTCTTGTAGTGGTTTTTCCTTGAGGAGAATCTGGTCTAAAGTATGCAGATTGAATCATAGGTAAGTTATATACGTACCCAGTAAAAGGCTGAGGTGCTGGAGGCTCTGGCGTATCTTCTGTAGCAGGTTTAACTTTTTTTTGTTTTTTATTTACATCTGGCTTAGGTATTCCAGATTCTTTAATAGACGCATCAATTACTGCTTTATTTGCAGCAACTAATCCCGCTACAATATTTCTACGCTCTGTGTTTACTCTTGCTTCATCGTTTTTTAGTTTATCTAGTTTTACTTTTTGATCAAAATAGATTCCAATTCCTACATCAACCGCAGCGTTATCACCAGCGGCTCGTGCTGCTTGTATATTGGCAGATGTAATACTTAGGTCTCTCTCAGCGAGAATAATTAACCTTCTATATTCATTTATCTGTGTTACTAAATTTAATAATTGATTTGATTTACGGGCTTTGTCTCTAGCAGCAGCGGCATCTGCCACGCCTTTTGCTCTAGCACTATTTCTTTCCGCAATGATTTGATCAATAGTTTTAACATATTGATTTGGATTACTGTTTTCTCCAGGCATTATTTACCTCCCACTTCTTGAAGGTCTTTATCTTTTAACAAAATGTCTTTTACTTGTTTAGCCAACTTATTGGCTTCTGCTGCCGACGCATTGGCTAAATTAACAGTTATATTAACTGTCTTGTTTCCCATGCTAGCCGAAGCGGTGCCAGAGGTATGTTGTAGATATTTACCGCTGGTATATGTAGTCCACGGATTAAAGTTTGTTCCACCTTTAGAAATATCGTATGCAATTCTAGCGTTTATAAATGGATCAAGCAGACTTTCTGGACCCGTATAACCTATTGATTTATACTTTTTTAAATAGGCTTCGTTACGTTTAACTCCCATATTAGGATTACGTGGATCATTATTTTCCATATTAATTTGGAACAAGCCATAAGATTTATCAAGGCCCTGCATATTTTTTGCTCCAGGTCTTCCACCTGATTCAGCCTTTACAATTCCATAGGCCGTGCTTAAAGAGGCTCCACTAAAACCAGCATTTTGTAAAGTTTGTAATAGTTCTGGATCCATGCCAGCAGTCATTGTTGTTCCTGTTTGTGAAGTTTGTGCCGCATTAGCGGGAGTTCCAAACATACTTCTTAATGCTTGTCCACCAAGATAACCAAGACCAGATAAAAGACCTCCAGCAATTGCTCCAGGAACTGCGCCAACTCCACCAAAGAAGGCTCCACCAATTCCACCAGCAGCAGCACCGATACCAACGGTGCTTAAAAATCCTTGACCAGTCGCACCCGATATAGCCCCACCAAGAACAGGTATGCGTTTTGCAGCCATTGATAGTCCAGCCTTTCCAGCCGCTGCTGCGCCGCCCCCAGCAATTGCTGAGGCACCAGCCTTAGCGGCTGTTCCTCCCAACATATTTCTAACACCTTTTGCTACTAACAAAGTACCCGCTGCTCCAGCGATTCCTGAAACAACTCCGCTAATTGCGGATCCAGCATTTGTATTTGAAAGTCCTTGAACAAATCCTTTTGTCTTAAAAAATCCATCTGGCAATTTTTCTAATTGTGCATTTAATGCAGCCGCTGCATTTGCTGCTGATTCAAAGCCAGCAATCATTGGCTCAGTACCACGCTCCATTAAGGAGGTCATTGATGTAGCAATTTTCATCTGTGCATTTAATGGATTATCAGCATTAAATGGTAGACTTGCTAAGTCACCTAGAGGTTTACCAGCAGCCATGTTTATAAGCATTGGTTCTAATATGGCCCGTTGTTCTGGTGAGAACATCTGCATATCTACTGAACCAAAACCTGCTCGTAAGTTTGTTGACATCTGTTCAGCGGTTGGGTTTACTCTCCCACCCATAGTCATACGACCGTAAAGTTGTTGAGCAATTGCTTCTGTAGAAAGAGGTTGTCCCGTATTTGGATCAGTTGTATTTATACCAAACTGATAAAGTTGTGCTCCCATTGCTCCAGTGCGTAATCCACCAATAGCCTGAGCAGCAGTAGCATTCTGCATTCCAAAGTAACGACCAACACCGCCTACTTCACGCATCATTCTATTAAATGAAGATGTTCCTGGCATAAAGTTATAACCTTGAGAGAGCATTGCTGCTGCGGCAGCGTCGTCTCCAACTCCAGTTATGCCACCACCTAATGCACTAAAGGTGGCCGCAGCAACTCCTGCACGGTTCATCATTCCACCAGTACGCAGTGAACTTTGATAGAAGCCAGTTGCACGAGATACAGTCATACCAAGATCTGGCATCGCACTGTAGGCTGCCCCTGCAAGACCTAATCCAAGTTGAACTCCAGCAACACCAGCAGCACCTGTCTTTGAATAGATCCAAGGCATTGCATTGGTGCTACTACCTGCAGGTGTACCACCTGCACCATTACTAAATTGAGCGTTACTACTTCCTAAACCTAATCCAGGACCCATGCCAACACTTGGCATCATTATGCGGCTTACTGAATCTAGAGACTTTGTTGCAACTCCACCTATCCTTTTGAGAATAGATTCAAAGGCATTAAGTTTTTTTAGAGTCTGATCTAGACCAGCGTTTACATTGGAAATTTGCGATACGGGATCTTTAGCCATTACTCATCCTTTCGTATCGCACTCTTGCAACCTCTAGCCAGTTGCTTCTCTCTCTTTGAGATAAACCTTTTATCTCAGATAAAGACCATCCATCGTTGTACTCAGATAACGCAGACCATTCAGAGAATAATCTGGCGTAACTAATTACATTAGAATTGAAATAAGGATCCTAAATTAATAGGAACCGTTACCTCACTTCCTGTATCAGGGTCTGTAACAACTATGTCTTCAAACTGTGGCCCAGGGGCTCGTTTGTTTATTTCTTCAATAATCGTTCTACGATCAACAACGCTAAGTGCTTGCACTTGTGCCTTGCTGTATACAGGATTTTCTCCTATACGTACTAGAGTGTTTTCTAAAACAATAGTACTTAGTTCTGCAGGAGTCTTATCTGCATTGTTAATCATTTCTCTTTGAACAACTCCGTTGGGCAGTTTTACTGTGTACTCAACGGTCTTACCCTTAACAGTAAACATGCGTTCATTTACAGGATCTGTTAGGAACTTAGTTTTAATATCATTGTTGAGATCGATCTCAACAAACTTCTGTTCTCCATCTGAGAATATTGGAAGTTTTGCTGTGGTTCCAAAGGTGGCTTTAATAATGCCAAGCAAGATAGCATCTCTATCGCCAACTAACAGTTCATCTAATAACTTATCACTAGATGGTTCATTGCCAATTTTAACGGTTCCTAATTGTAAAATAGTTAAAATTGCTTTACCTAAATTACTAGTTTTAGAAATAATCTCTTCATCTTTACCTGTTAGTTCACGAACCTCTGCAGTTCTGATGACCTCCCCAGCGGCGGTTATATAGCCGCCAGGAAGTTCAACAGTTGTATCTGAAGGAGATACGATTTCAGGCATTCTTTCTTTTGGCGTTTCAGTCAACGCCTTGTTTAACATTTGATTTGCTAATGCGGGATTAGCCGCTGCACTAATGGTGTTCGTCATTGTTATCCTTTGTTAGATTAAACGGTAAAGATTGGTGCGTTAGTTGCTAGAGAGGATGCAAAGTTGATATTGAATCCCTCGTGTACCAAGGTCATCTGTTCAACAAGTAAAGCATTATCACCAGCGTTTAGATCTGAGTATGCTACAGCGGTTGGCCATGCGTTATAAACTTCAAAACGCATTGCTACGTGATCAGTTGCTGATGGAGAGTTCTGGTTAGTTTCACCCGCTGATGGAATTGGATGAGACAGTACTTGAATCTCTAAGTTGCAACGGAAGTTCTGTTCTTTACCACGGGTGGTTCCTCCACCTTGTACTGTAGCAAACAGGTTTCGCATCCACTCATAGTTTTGATTAGTTCCAAGAATTACACCACGTTGTAATGTAATAGGAGCAAAGGTTGTTTGCCCTGGAATCTGGTGAACAGTAGTGTTGTACCCACCTTCACGGTAAGGAATAGAGTCGGTTGTAACCGCCATTCCAGAGATTGATGTAAACCCAAAAGTAGTGGCTGCAGCCAAGTTTGTTGTTGCAGTACTTGCTGTTGGGATAGGTTTAAACGTAACCAAAAATCTAAAGTTACGTAATGGATCGGTAATTAAACTTGACCGATTATTAATGATTGTAGGCATTTATTTATTATCTCCTTCGGATTAGTTCAGCGTCTTTTGGCTGAGGTCGATGACGATGAACTCTGCTGGGTATTGAAGAGCAACACCAACTTGAATGTGAACTTCACCGTTTGCAATATCTGCATCTGAGTTGTTCTCTGCATCGCACTTTACAAAGTAAGACTGCGTTTGGGTTGCCCCACGAAGACCACCTTGATTGCGATACTCACTTAAGAAAGAACCAATATTAGTATTAATACGGGCCCACAATCTTTCGTCATTATTTTCAAATAGTGCAAACTCTGTTAAGTCCTTTAAATTTTTACGAATGTAAATTAAAGAACGTCTCATGTTCACATACTTGTTTGCAGTTCCATCTTGCTTTAATGTACGAGCACCCATTACAGAAAGACCAGCGCCAGGAATTTGACGAATTGGATTTACTGGAGAAGTACTTGCATTCATAGTATCTAACTCTGCAGATGTAAATGTTTTTTCTACAGAGACGATTCCTAGTACTGGAGTTGAGATACCAGCAGGGGCCTTGAATACGCCTCGGCTTGCATCTGTTGATAGGTAAAGACCAACAACTGCACCAGTAGGCTCAATCTTACGAAGTGCTCCAGAACTACGTCCTAGTGGATCTGAAATAAAGATATTTGGATAGTAGACAGCCGCATTGCTTGTATCAGTAAGAGATCCAGCAAAAGAAACAGCATTTGCTACTGTTAGATCTGGATCAGTTCCAATAACAACAAAGCCGTTATTTTCTTCTGCCCAAGAGGTTGCTGCATCAAATACTCCGACCGTTCCAGATGCTAATGCATTTGCAACAGGTAAGAACACAACTAGTGGACGATCAAGAGATGTGAATCTCTCAAACACTGAAGCGCCACTAGCCTTGTAACTAGTGTAATCAGTAGATGCTGTAGCAGTTCCATCTGAACCACTTGTTAGTGGATAAGTGGCTAGAGTAATTGATGCACCAACATAATTACCCGCAACAGATACTGAGATGTTTGGTGAGATGATGTTGATTACTGTTGGAGCATAATCACTTGAAGTAGCATCATCAAACACAATGTTCTCGTAACGCTCAAGCAGTACATCATCAGAAATGTCATTTGCTACACCTGACTCTTTGAAAAGAGTAAGGGTATAAGTGCTTGCAACTTGACCAGCAGTTAATACAACACGAAGGTTGTTACCGTCTGTTCCAGCATTCTTTGAAGTAACAGTCGCAGCAGTTGCACCGCCACTATCTGTTAAGTTTCTAGAAGCAGCAACAGCGTTAGCCGCAAGTAGACGTTGAACATACAGTTCACGTCCGCCATTTGCAAAGAATGAGCCAACTTGGAAGGTGGCTGGATAGGTTGCGTTGTAACCTCCGAAGTACTTGGTAAATTCATACCAAGAATTAACAAGGGTTACTGTTTCTGGGCCTTGTGCAAAAGGTGCAACAACTGCGCCAGCAGCATTTGCAGTAACTCCACTTGGGAGTACTGGTGGTAGTAGGCGTTCACTTATGTAAACACCTGGACGGCTATAAGCCATTTTTTCTCCTAACTAGTTTGGGGGAG